CTCTGTCCACTGCTGGCAAATCCAACAGGCCTAGCAAGCCGAAGGAGGCCAAGAAGGGTGGCGCTTTCATGGTCGTAAAGAAGAAAGACGGCAACCGTCCGGTTGAGATATACTGAGACGTAAGCACTTGCCAACGGGTGGGGCCTTATACCACCTGCTTTTCATGGAATTACCATGCTCGAATTTGCAGAAGCAGTCGTCAAAGAATTAAGAAAGCTCCGAGAAGACTCGGAGGCTATTGTTTTAAATGGCACCATCTCTGATATGGAGCGGTATCGCTTCATGATGGGTCGCCTCGAAGGATTGAAATTTGCCGAAGAGGTTGTTCGTGAACTTTTGTCGCGAAGGACCTCCGATGATTTTTAACCACAGAGGAGATGCCAATGGAAGTTGAAGAGAACCTGACAGCACTGGAGCGCAAGTGGCGCGAAGAAGCTGAACTAAAAGGCCCAAGCCTTGACGATGCGTATACGGAAGACGGGTTTAACCCGGAGAAGCTTGAACAAGCTGTCCGAGACCGCATTCCTACCCCCACAGGCTGGCGCATCGCCGTCTTGCCCTATCGTGGCGCGGAAAAGACCAAAGGCGGCATCGTCTTGTCTGAAGAAACCCAGAAGAAAACCCAACTTGCAACCAACTGCGGCTACGTCTTAAAGACTGGCAGCTTGGCCTATGCGGACGAATCAAAGTTCCCGCACGGCCCGTGGTGTAAGGAAGGCGACTGGATTATTTTTGGACGTTACGCAGGTTCTCGCATCCAAATCGATGGCGGAGAAATCCGAATTCTCAACGACGACGAAATCATCGGGGTGGTCAATAGCCCTGAAGATATTTTGCACATGTAAGGAGCCAAGGTATGAATGAACAACAGGAATTGGAATTTAAAATCGGCGAGGGTGAAGAACCTGTCGATATCGATATGGGAGAAGACGGACAGTCTCCCAAGATACAAGAGGGTGAGCAGGCCCCCCACGTTGAAACAAGCGGGGGCAACGTTGAAAAGCCCGAGAACGAACTCAACCAGTACAGCGAGAACGTCAAGAAGCGCATCGACAAGCTGACCGCTCGCCTGCGCGAGACCCAGCGCCGCGAAGAGGCCGCCATTGCCTATGCGAGAAACGTGCAGGCCGAAGCCCAACAGATGCAGCAGCGCATGTTCCGCACCGACGAAGAACGCTTGCACGAGGCCAAGGGCCGCATCGATACCCAGGTCGTTGCCTTAAAGCAGATCATCCGCAAAGCGCGCGAAGAGGGCGACATTGACACCGAGACCGAGGCCCAGCAGCGCCTGGCGGACCTGACCTATGAGCAGCGTCAAGTGGCTGAGGAGAATCACCGGCGTGAGACGTATGTGCGCCAACAAGCCGCCGCGCCACAGCAACAACAGTACTCTCCTCAGGCGCAACAAGCGCCTGCCCAACAGTACCAACAGCCGGCTCCTGTGGACCCCAAGCTCGAGGACTGGATGGAGAAGAACCCATGGTATGGTCAGGACACCGTCATGACAAACACCGCCTGGGGCATCCACAAGCAACTCGTGATCAACGAGGGATTTGACGGATCGTCAGATGAGTACTATGATGAGCTCGATAAACGCATGAGAGGAACATATCCTCGGAAATTTTCTCCTCAAGCGCAAAACAACAGTACCACCAGAAACGTGCAACCGGTGGCTCCTGCAACCCGATCATCGGGGGTGAATAGTTCAGCACGCCGCACTGTACGGCTCTCACCGAGTCAAGTTGCGATGGCCAAAAAGTTGGGCGTTCCTCTTGAGGAATACGCCAAGTACGTTAAGGAGTAAGAGATGACAGACAAACTTGTACCTACACTGAACCGTGAATCTCGCAGCGCGAACACTCGTGACAGCGAAACACGCCGCAAGCCCTGGGCTCCTCCTTCACGACTAGATGCCCCACCTCCTCTGGAGGGAACGAAGCACAGATGGATTCGAGCAGAAGTTGGCGGTCAGGAAGATCGCGCGAACGTAGCAGGAAAAATCCGAGAGGGTTATGAGCTTGTTCGTGCGGATGAATATCCCGACTTTGCTGTTCCATCTGTTGAAGATGGCCGACATGCTGGCGTGATCAGCGTGGGAGGTCTTCTCTTAGCGCGCATTCCCGAAGAGAACGTGCAGGAGCGTAATGCGTATTACCACCAACGTGCGAGCGATCAAATGCAGGCGGCTGATAATGAGTTGATGAAGAGCAATGCACACTCGAGCATGCGAATTCAAGGACCCACAAGGCAGTCTCGCGTCACTTTTGGCGGCCCTAAGGCTGCTGAATAATCATCTTTTAAAGGAATCATCAAATGGCAAACATCAATAAGCCCTTTGGTCTGCGTCCTCTCGGTAATCTCTCTGCTACTGGCGGTCAAAAACAGTACGGATACTTGATTAACGATAACCAGTCCGGAGCTATCTTCCAAGGCGACTTGGTAACCATTGACAATGGCTACCTTGTCAAATTCAACAACACGGACCATACGGCTGCTGTTGGTGTCTTGAATGGCGTAAGCTATATCGACCCCACCACTGGCAAGCCCACATGGAAGAACTACTACCCAGGTTCCGTCAACATCACCAGCGGCCAAATCGTTGCTGACGTAATCGACGATCCTAGCCAGTTGTTCATCATCCAAAACGCGGGTACTCCTACTCAAGCAAGTATTGGCCTCAACGCTGACATCACTGCCAGCACCACAGGCAGCACCACAACTGGTGTGTCCAATATGACCATGAGCGGTACCTTCACCGAGACCGCAGCTACTAACCTCAAGGCAGTTGGCTTGTGGAACGTACCGGGCAATGAGATGGGCCAATACGCCGTTCTCGTTGTGAAGATTAATGAACACCTGTACGGCAGCACTGGCACGCCGGGCTTCAGTACCTAAGGAGAACATAAATGGCAATTTCCCGCGCACAACTCGTAAAGGAACTTGAGCCAGGCTTAAACGCCTTGTTCGGCCTCGAGTATAAAAACTACGAAAACCAACACACCCAAATCTATTCAATCGAAACTTCAGACCGCGCGTTTGAAGAAGAGGTGATGGAATCGGGTTTTGGTGAAGCCCCTGTGAAGACCGAAGGCGCTGGCGTTTCATACGACCAAGCACAAGAGGTTTACACTGCTCGCTACACCCATGAGACGATTGCTCTGGCCTTCTCCTTGACTGAAGAAGCCGTAGAGGACAACCTCTACGACCGCCTGGGCGCTCGCTATACACGTGCCTTGGCACGTTCCATGGCTCAAACCAAGCAGATCAAAGCTGCTGCCATCCTGAACGGCGCTTTCACCACCTCTATCGGTGGCGACGGTGTTGCTCTGTGCGCAACCAATCACCCCACTTTGGGTGGTCCTAACTTGTCCAACACACTGGCAACAGCTGCGGACTTGTCTGAGACCTCCTTGGAGCAGTCGTTGATTGACATTTCCGCATTCACCGATGAGCGTGGCTTGAAGATCGCTGTGCAAGGCTTGAAGTTGATTATTCCTAAAGAGTTGCAATTTACCGCAGACCGGATTTTGAAATCCACCCTGCGCGTTGGAACTGCGGATAACGACATCAACGCTATTCGCAACATGGGCATGGTGCCTCAAGGCTACACAGTCAACAACTTCTTGACGGACCCAGACGCGTTCTTCATCAAGACCGACGCGCCTAACGGCATGAAGATGTTCACACGTGTGTCGTTGAAAACTGGTTTTGAAGGCGACTTCGACACCGGCAACGTTCGCTACAAGGCACGTGAACGCTACAGCTTCGGCTTCAGCGATCCACGCGGCATGTTCGGTTCACCCGGCGCGGCCTGATGGTCGAGTAAACGGAAAAAGGGGCCTTGTGCCCCTTTTTCTTTTGGTGTATATTGGACACATTCCGGGGTTTCCGGTGTATCTGACAGTCCCGGCTGACGACATGCAGACAGATACGCCCCACTTGCATGTAAGGACAAAACTATGTCGACCACCACGTTTTCCGGACCAGTCGTATCACAAAACGGCTTTATCACCACAATTTCCAATTCTTCCACCGGTACCTCCGCTTTTAATGCGAATACCACTGCCGTCACGATGACAGGTGTTGGCGGCACAGGCGGACGCACCTTGTTCCAAATGGACACTAACGTCGCTCTGGGCTCGTTCTCTAACGCCCTGAAAGCCGAAGTCACTTACGGTGCCACTGGTCGCACGACTGGTCTAGGTTCAGCCTTTGTTGCTGAGTTGACCCTTTCTGCTGGCACCTCTTCTGGTACCTACTCCCCTGTTGAAATCGAGTTGAATGCTGGTTCTGGTGCTTCTACTGGCACAACAACTTCGCTGATTTACGCTTCGGTTAATGGCGCTGGTGCTGCTACTGTTGACACCAACGGCTACTTGTTGAATCTGGCAGGCGTGACTGTTGCTGGTGCTAAATTGGCTGCTACCGGCACGATTACCAACGTCAACGAAATCACCCATGGCCTGCGTGTCAAGATTGCAGGTAGTGACTACTACCTCTTGGCTGCTACTGCTGCTAACTTCAACGCCTAATGGCTGCGTTGGATAAGGATTACCTGTTGGGTTTGAGGAATCAGGCACTTGAGCAAAGGCAAAAGTATCTGGACCTCATCCAACAGGCAAACGGCGCAATTGCAATGGTGGATGTTCTACTGACCGAAATCGGTCGTATGGACCCTCCTGATTTACGGGCACAGAGTACAGAAACGGGGGAATGACATGAGCAACAGCAATATCCAGGCAGTCACAAAGACTGCCGATGGTCATGCGGTTGGAGGTCGTACAAGAGTAGCCGGTGTTTACTTTACAAACACGGCTACGGCTGCGTCTTTCACCCTAAAGAATGGCAGCACTACCGCAGGCACAGCCCTACTGACCATCAATACGCCTGCTGCGGCCGGAGCCACTGACCTTATCCTTCCGGATATGGGCATCGTCTTTGACTCAGGGGTGTTCATTGATGTTTCTGGTGCAGACGTTACCAGCGTGACCCTGTTCTTCTATGGTGGAGCCGCGCAGTAATGGCCTCCAAGGGCATGGGCATCAAAACCTCGGTAAAGAGCGGTAATTTCCGTCCTACCAAGGCAGGTGCAGGCATGACCAAAAAAGGCGTTACAGCGTACCGCAAAGCCAACCCTGGCAGCAAACTCAAGACAGCGGTGACTACCAAGAACCCGACTGCGGCAGAAGCAAAACGTCGTGCGTCTTATTGCGCTCGGTCTGAAGGTCAGATGAAGGATTTCCCTGAAGCTGCCAAGGACCCCAATAGTCGCTTGCGTCAGGCGCGTAAGCGCTGGAGATGCTGATGCAAGTTGTTGAAGTATGGGCAGGCGGACTGACTCTTTTACTTGGAATTCTCGGCTACGTGATGCATGAGAAGTTCCAGGAGTTGTCTCGCATAAGCATTCTTCTTAACAAAACAAGAGAGGAGGTAGCGCGTGATAACGTTACTCAAGCAGAAGTTGACAAAATTATGGACCACATTGACCAGCGTTTTAACAAGCTGGAAGAAAAAATTGACAGACTCATTCAACACTCGAAATAAGGGGCAGTGATGGCAACTTCTAAGATGAAAATGGTTATGAAGGGCGGCAAAAAAGTGCCGGCTTTTGCGGCCGACGGAGTAGGCAAGATGAAAAAAGGCGGAGCAGCCGGCATGCACAAGATGCCT